AAGAAGGGAATTTACTAACAATCACGAAAATTATCATGATGAGTATTTGCACGCATTAGCTATTGCTGTAAACACAATTCCCGATAGATCTCTTAGCTTTCAAGTAGTTTTTACAGGCGAAGAAGCTAAGTGTGAAGATTGGGATGAAGGTAACATACATGGTGGTGCAATGTGGGCTAGGATGCCTATACAAGGTCTTGTAGCTGATATTCCTATGGAAGACTATCCACAACCTATGGAAGATCATTTAGTACAACCCTGGGATTGTGAATCAAGAGATCATTCTGTAGTTGTTATGGATAGGGTTAGTTCTTCGCCATGGTTAGCAAAAATAGGTGCTGACTTTTATAAAGCTAAATATTTATTTACTGTAGATTATACAAATTCACATATTGCAGATGATTCTGCACAACACAAGCAATCTCATGTATTATATATAACAGAAGATTGTAAATGGAAAGGCAACTTGGTTGCTTTACCAAACAACAGAGTAAGGGCTACGAGTCCTGCTTTGTGGGTTACAGGCGAAGGACCTCCAGACTTTAAACCCTCTCAATGGGTTCATTCTGCTGAAGGTCATGAAAGCTATTTAGACCCTGCAATTACATTTAATAACCTATACGAGGAATAAATGGCATTATCAGGTAGCACAGATTTTGAACCAAACGTAGCTGAGTTTGTAGAAGAAGCATTTGAAAGATGTGGACTAGAACTTAGAACTGGTTACGATTTAAAAACAGCTCGTAGATCTATAAATCTAATGTTGGCTGAATGGGCTAATCGTGGTCTAAACCAGTGGACAATAGAACAAGCAACACAGACAGTTACTGAAGGTACTTCTAGTTATTCTCTAAATTCTAATGTTATTGATGTTTTAGATGTAGTCTTACGAAGAACTGTAAACCAAACACAAACTGATATAAGCATGAATCGTATTAGTAGATCCGAATATATCAACATACCAAACAAAGAAACAAAGGCTAGACCATCACAATTCTTCTTTGATAAATTAACAACACCAGCACTGAAGGTCTGGCCTGCACCTGAAAACAGCACTGATATATTAGTTTTTAACAAGTTAGTAAGAATGGATGATGCCGATAAAGCAACAAATACTATGGATATGCCATTTAGGTTTTATCCTTGTTTTGTAGCTGGTTTAGCTTATTACTTATCACTGAAGAAAAACCCACAACTTACACCACAACTAAAGGCTATATATGAAGAAGAGTTCCGTAGAGCTGCTGATCAGGATGAAGACAGAGCTTCATTTAGAATCAGACCAGATATTAGGATGAGATAATATGGCATACGCTCTAGGTAAATTTGCACGGGCTTTATGCGATAGATGTGGTTTTGAATACAAATTAAGCGAATTAAGAGAGGAATGGACTGGTTCTAAAGTTTGTTCAGAGTGCTACGAGCCTAAACATCCACAATTAGAACCACTTACTGCTACAGCAGATCCTGAAGCATTATATAAACCAAGACCTAATAACGACCAAGAAGAAGGTGAAGGATTTGTAGTAGTGGTAAACTCTAATATATTTAAACCTGATTTTATGAATCCAGCGACATTACCTGCTAACTTTACAGTAGCTAAGATGACAGGTGAATTAGGTGAGGTTACAATAGTTACATGACACTTGCAGAGTTAAAAACACTAATACAAAACTACGTAGAAAACTCAGAAACTACATTTGTTGATACGCTTGATGATTTTATACAAAATGCTGAAGACAGAATATTTGAACTAATACAGCTCGATTATTTTCGTAAAAACGTAACCGGTTCTTTAACTACTGGTAATACTTATCTTACAGCACCAACAGATTTCCAAATGTCATTTTCATTAGCTGTTATAGATAGCAACGGTGATTACCATTATTTAGATAAGAAACACACTACTTTTATGCGTGAATACTCAGCAGATCCTACAGACGCTACTGAAAGAGGTAGACCACTATATTATGCAGATTTTGATAAAGAACTCTCTACAGCGTCTGACAATGGCTCTACGCTTATTGTAAGCCCAGTACCAGATCAAGATTACAATGTAGAATTACATTATCTTTACAAACCAAATTCATTAGTTACTGACACTACAGGAACCTGGCTTTCACAAAATGCTAGAAATGCTTTATTATATGGTTCATTAGTGGAAGCTAATATATTTTTAAAGGGTGAAAGCGATATGCAACAGCAATACGAGCAACGCTTTTTACTAGAAATAACTAGATTGAAAAATCTTGCAGAAGCTCGCGGAAGGAGGGATGAATACCGTTACGATTCTTTGAGGTCAACGGTATCGTAAAAAATACATGGAAAAAATTGAAAGTCTGAAGGGTAAATCAGTTGCCATCGTTGGCATGGGTAAAAGCTGGTTTGATTATAATCTTGCAAAATCACACGGAGTTCACTTTGATGAAGTTTGGGTAATTAATGGTGTTGGTTCTGTAATCTATCACGATAGGGTATTTATGATGGATCCTGCATCCAGGTTTTTAGATACTGATGATGCTGGTGGTCAAACAGAAAGCATGAAAAAAATGCTTAAAGAACACGAGGGTCCTATCTATACCTGTGAACTAGATGATAGATGTCCAGGATTAGTCGAATATCCACTGGAAGAAGTGGTTAATTACTCAAACTGTCACTATCTAAATAATACTGTTGCTTATGCTGTGGCCTTTGCTTATTGGAATGAAGTAGCAAATCTAAAGATGTTTGGTGTTGATTTTTCTTACAAAGGTAACTTACATTTTGCTGAAGCAGGTAGAGGTTGTGTAGAGTTTTGGCTTTCTAAATGTATATCAGCAGGTATGCAAGTAGAAGTAGCACATACCTCTGGCTTATTAGACACAGATGTGCCAGCAGAACAAAAACTATACGGTTATCACAGGCTTAAAAACCCATACATCATCTTAGTAGATGAAGAAGGTATTAAGCTAGAACGAATAGATAACTTAGAAATAGTAAAAAAGACACAAGAACCTGTGCTTATTGATAGGCACGATTCACATCTAAAACCAGTAGAACCTAAAAAATGGTAGATGAAATAACCCCAGCAGGTATGCCCAGGTTAGGTCTTATAGAGGCTAAAACTACTAATTTTGGTGGACATCCACCTGAGTTTTGGGCAGAAAGATTAACTGAAAAGATAGTAAGTTCATCTGATTCTAGTGATCCACATATACAAGAACAGGCTAGAGCCTACAAAGAACTTATTTATAAGGTTTGTTTGATTTATATAAAAAATGCGTTAAAATCCTATAAAGCTACTCTTATTCAAGAATTAGTTAAGTCTGGTGATACTGAGTTAGCTGATATAATTAAAAGGATATAATATGGCTATAACATCAACTTTAACGACTAGCTTTAAAAAACAGCTTTTAGAGGGAATTCACAACTTCAAAAACACTGGAGGCGGTACTTTTAAATTAGCTTTATACACAAGTTCAGCAACTCTAGGTGCTACTACAACAGCATTTACTACTACAGGACAAGCAAGTGGTACAAACTATACTTCTGGTGGAAACGCTCTAACAAGAGTAGATCCAACATCAAGTGGTACAACAGGCTTTACAGATTTTGCTGATTTAACTTTTGGTACAGCTACTATAACAGCTAGAGGTTGTATGATTTATAATTCATCTGCAACTAATGCTTCTGTTGCAACAATAGACTTTGGAGGAGATAAAACTTCTACAGCAGGTGACTTTACTATAGTTTTCCCAGCAGCCGCAGCAGCTACAGCTATTATCAGAATAGCTTAGGACTAACCTACGATGGCAGTCGGTTGGGGTCGCTCTACTTGGGGAGATGGTCCCTGGGGTGAACCAGCAGCAACGCTAGTACCTGTATCAGGTCAATCAGCTACAAGTGCTTTAGGCACTGTAACTGTAGTTGCAAAAGCAAAAGTTTTACCTTCATCACAAGTTGGAACAACCTCAGTAGGCACCCCCACATTTATATGCAAAGCTAATGTAAGTCCAACAGGATTATCTGCAACATCTGCTCT